AGCAGGTTTGGCGGATGAAGACGAATTAATTTATAGAAAAACTTTATTAGGAGGATAATAATATGGGAGGAGTTGCAAGAATATTTAGACCCGCACCACCGCCTGCGCCAATGCCAGCGCCAACACCAACAAGAGCAGAAGTTTCGCAGGTAACAGCTACGTCAACTAAGGATATATCAAGAGGCAAAGGTAGAACCAGTATGATTTTGACGAAAGCCAAAGGATTAGGCGATACGGATTTAACGACTCAAAAATATACGTTACTCGGAGGATAGATGGCGATTACACCAAAAGCAAAAATGGTCATTGAGCGATATGAAAGTTTAAAAGCTCAACGGTCAACTTGGGAAGAACATTGGCAAGAAGTAGCTGATTTCTTTTTACCAAGAAAATCAAACATAACGATCAAACATACTAAAGGCAATAAGCGCCACGAACAGATGTATGATGGTACAGCAACGCACGCTCTGGAATTATTGGCGGCATCCTTAAATGGAATGTTAACCAATACGATTTCTCCGTGGTTTATATTAAAATATAGAAACGAAGTAACCAACGCGGATGACCAGGCAGTAGAATGGTTAGAGAGCTGTGGAAAAATTATGCAGCAGGTTTTTCAGCGTTCTAATTTTCAACAGGAAATTTTTGAACTTTACCATGAACTATTGGCATTTGGTACATCGGCAATGTTTATTTCCGATGATGAACAGGATGATTTAAGATTTAAAACCATTCATATTTCAGAAATTTTTATTACAGAAAATGAAAAAGGTTATGTTGATAGCTTAACTCGAAGATTTCATTTGAAGAATAAAAATATTAAGACAATGTATCCGGAAGCAGAATTGCCAAGATCATTAAAAGATATGATTGATAATAAGCCTTATGAAGAAACTGCTATTCTTCATTCTGTTTTTAAAAGCGATACTCCGATGGGATACGACAATAAGCAGAATATGGATTATATTTCCTGCCACGTTCATCCAGAAACAGGATTTTTATTAAGAGAAAGTGGGTTTAAGGAATTTCCTTATGTCGTACCTAGATATTTAAAATCTTCATCAAACGAAATTTATGGAAGAAGTCCAGCCATGAACGCGTTACCAGATACCAAGATGTTGAATACCATGTCCAAGACAACTATTAGAGCGGCACAAAAACAAATAGATCCGCCTTTAATGGTTCCGGATGATGGATTTATTTTACCAGTCAGAACGGTTCCTGGAGGATTAAATTTCTATCGAGCAGGAACCAGGGAAAGAATCGAGCCATTAAATATTGGAGCCAACAATCCGATTGGGATTCAAATGGAAGAACAAAGAAGAAAAGCCATTCGTGAAAACTTTTTTGTCGATCAGCTGATGACGGTTCAAGGCTCACAAATGACAGCAACGGAAGTAATGCAGAGAACTGAAGAGAAGATGAGATTACTCGGTCCCGTATTAGGAAGGCTGCAATCAGAATTATTACAACCTTTAATTACAAGATGTTTTAATTTATTGGATAAAAAGAAAAAATTTCTAAAAAGACCAGAAACACTTGCAGATGTTGAACTTATAGAAGTTGAATATGTATCTCCATTAGCCAAAGCTCAAAAGACTCAGGAGCTTTCGTCTATTATGAGAGGAATAGAAATATTTGGTTCGATGCAGAATATCGCTCCGGTATTTGATTACATTGATATTGACGGATTGGTCGATCACATTAAGGATGTGCTTGGCTTGCCAGCTAAAATTATGAGATCCAAAGCTGAAGTTCAAGCTATTCAACAACAAAAACAACAACAGCAAATGGAGCAGCAGCAACTTCAACAAGCTCAACAAGTAGCCGAATCCGCAGGAAAAATTGCTCCTGCTTTAAAGGCGGTCCAGGGTGGATAAAAACGATTTAAAGCAATTAACAATTGCTTACAAACAAATTTTCAATTCCGATAATGGTAAAAAAGTATTGGAGGATTTGGAAAAGAGATGCAGCTATCATACGACTACGCATATTAAAGGCGATAGCCACGAGTCTGCATTTTTAGAAGGAACAAGATCCGTGGTCTTGTTTGTTAAAAATATGCTCACTAAAAAATTGGAGGAAAAATGAGTAGTGAAAATCAAGAGGTAGCGGTTGAACCTACAACTCAACTGTCTGGAGACCCTAAAACAGAGACTCCAGAAGTAAATGTTGACTGGAAACAAAATATTCCAGAAGATATAAGAGCTGATAAATCTTTAGAAAGTATTAAAGATGTTGGATCGTTAGCTAAAAGCTATATCCACGCACAAAGATTAGTTGGTTCAGATAAGATCCCAGTTCCTAATAAGCACGCAACCGATGAAGATTGGTCTGCGGTTTATGAAAAACTAGGTAGACCCAAAACTCCGGGAGAATATAAATATGATATTCCGGAAGATGTTAATGTCGATCAAGCGTCATTAAATAATTTTTCAGACCAGGCGCATAAGCTAGGATTACTTCCTACGCAAGCTAATGGTATGGTTAAATTTTATAATGAAATGATCTCACAAGGCATAAAGGATGCAGATACAAAAGCCTTGGTTTCAAGAGAAGATGGAACCAAGGAATTAAAACAGGAATGGGGACAGGCGTACGATAATAAACTATCAAAGGCTGGCAACATTGCAAAATCATTTGTTGATAAAAAATTATTGTCAGCACCGATGGCGGATGGAAGTATGTTAGGAGACCATCCCCTTATGATTAGAGCTTTTGCTGCATTGGCGGATAAAATGGGAGAGGATAATATTGTTCAAGCATCGGGTCCCGCTTATCTAACTCCTGCACAGCTTGATAAACAAATTCGTGAATTACAGCAACCCGGATCAGCGTACTGGGAAAAAAATCATCCGAATCACGATGCTGCCGTAAAGGAAGTACAAACCTTAATTCAAAAAAAGAATAATGAAGAGGTTACTTAAAGATTTTGCTTTACGAGATAATAAAAATCAAGTATAGCAAATATAACTAGGATAATCGCAAGACCTTAGTTGACATTAGGAAAGACTAACATCCAAGGGATGTAAAACCCAGGAAGATCCTTTAAGGATAATCAACCGAAATTTGTTTAACAACTAACATAAGGAGATTTGATTATGTCAAGTCAAATTACTACCAGTTTTGTTGAACAGTATTCGGCAAATGTGTCGATGCTGGCACAACAAACAGGCTCAAAGTTACGAAGCGCTGTAGATGTAGAATCTGTTAGAGGCAAATCCGCGTTCTTCGATTAATAAAATGGTCGAAGTAAAATTGGGTAAATTGCTGGAAACTCTCTTTTGAGACAATCAGCAGCCAAGCCATATAATTTAAAAGGTATATGGAAGGTTCAACGACTAGGTATTGAGGAAACAATAATATACCCACGAAAACCCAACACTTTAATTAGTGATGATATAGTCTGAACTACATAGTGATATGTAGAAGTAGTAATTAAAAAAACTACAATAACAAAATGCAAATCGGAGTAACGGCTGCTCAAGTAAGAACGAGCAGACACGCTGATACACCTCAAATCGACACTCCACACTCAAGACGTAGAGTATCTTTGTCAACTTATGAGTGGGCGGATCTTGTAGACGATGCGGATAAGGTAAGAATGCTTATCGATCCAACATCGACTTACGCGAGAGCTGCTGCTGCGGCAATGAACAGAAGTATAGACGATGTGGTTATCACAGCGATGAATGCTTCTGCAAATACTGGCGTGGCAGGTGGCACATCCACCGCTCTACCAAGCACCCAAAAGACTGCGACATCAGACCAATCAGATGGTTTGAGTATTGCAAAACTTAGAAGTGCTAAATATATACTGGACAACAACGATATTGATCCTTCTTTGAAGAGATTTTTAGTCTGCGGTCCAAAACAAATACAAGACTTACTTGCAATAACGGAAGTTACTTCAAGTGATTATGCAGTAGTAAAAGCATTAGCTACTGGAACTATAAATAGTTTTCTTGGGTTTGAATTTATAATGTCAACAAGACTGAACAAAGACGCTACATATACAACTGATAGATTAGTTTTTGCATTTACAGAAGATGCAATCAAACTAGCTATGGGTCAAGATGTATCGGCAAAAATTTCAGAACGTGCCGACAAATCGTACAGTACCCAAGTGTATTATTCGATGGATATCGGAGCAACACGTATGGAAGAAGAAAAAGTTGTTCAGATACCTTGTCACGAGTAATAGGAATAGGAGATAAAATAATATGGGAACAAAAAACTCAGATCTAGTAGCAAATTTTGAAGCTACACCTCAGGTTCTTAACAACTCTGCGCTTTTACACGGAGTAGTTCGTGTAGCACAAGGTACAATAGAACTTGCAGCAGGAGATAGTAATGATAACGATGTTGTTATGCTAGCACCAATTCCAAGTAATGCTACGATTTCACAATTATATGTGGGATCAGACACATTCGGGGGTTCGTGTACATTCAATGTTGGAATCTACAAATCTGATGGCACAGTAAAAGACGAAGATTATTTCGCAACTGCGGTAGCTGATGCTGGCGCAATGGCGGATGTTCGTTTTGAAGTTGCTGCCATCGATACTGCTGGAACACAACTGTATACGTCTGCTGGCGACAGCACAGATCCAGGAGGTTTCTACTATATTGCAGCTACAATGTTTGCAGAAGGTGGAACTGCTGGTACGATGTCGTTTAACATTCTTTACACAGTAAACTAAACACTAAACAGATTAGGCGGGAGATTTCTCCCGCCTTCTCTCTTATCTTGACTAATTTAGTAAGAAATAATAAGGAATAGTATGGCTTCCGTAGTACAAATTTGTAATTCAGCTCTCAACCAATTAGGAGCAAGTTCAATAACCGCGCTAACAGATAATTCAAAAAATGCCAGACTTTGTAACGAACGATATTCAACAGTAAGAGACGCGGTATTCAGATCACATCCCTGGAATTGTTTAGTTAAACGGCAAACTTTAGCAGCTGATACTGCTACTCCCGATTGGGGATTTACTTATCAATTTACTTTA